CCTCTGGCGCTGGCTGATCTCGCTCCTGGTCTGGATGTCGGCCGAGCCCGACGCTGTGGACCTCGAGCACGCGAAGGCCGCGGCCGCCGTGTCGGCCGCCCGGGCCTCGATGGTGACGGCCGCGCCTGCGCCCCCGGCCCCGGCCCCGACCGACTGCGACTGCGGCCAGACCTGCGTCAACGGAGTGTGGAAGCCAGACGGCCGCGTCGAACAGGTCTGCCGCTGCAACTGCGAACGATGCAAGCGGCAGCGGCAACAGGGCAGGGTGCCGGAGTCGTGCCCGGACGGAAAATGTCGCCCCTGATTTGCTTCAAGGGTTCGGGCGGTCGTCTTTATCGTGCGAGAGGTTTCGGACAACTACCAACGCTCACAGGAGGGCATGATGCCCAGCCCCAAGCTCGCCCGGCTTCAGGATGAAGCATCCACGCTCTCGAAGACCATCGTCGACCTTCGCTCCATGGAGCCCAAGGACGACGCCGACTCCGCGTCGATCCAGGAGCGGCTGAACGCCGCCGAGGCCCGCGCCGCCCAGGTCGAGGTCGAAGCCGCCCGCGAGAACGCGATCGACGCCCGCCTCGAAGGGCTGCGGAAGGTGACGGCGGCCACGCCCGCCTCCGCCCCCGCCGGCGAAGTCGAGAAGGCGAGCAGGAAGGCTCCGGCCATCCACATCGCCAAGCGCGGCCCGGTGGCGGCCGCCGACCTGGTGGCCGGTGGCTCGTTCCTCCGGGCGATCGGCATGGGTGCGAAGGCGATCGACCTCCGCAACATGGGCGAGACCTCGCCCACCTATGACGGGGCCGGCGTCGAGCTGGTCTCCCCCGAGCTGTACCGCGGGTTCCTCGAGACGCTCGCCTACCAGTCGGTGGGTGTGCAGCTCGCGACCCTGTTCGAGACGACCTCGAACGAGTTCCAGGTTCCCAAGATCGGCGACATCGAGGCCGACTGGGTCGAGGAGCTGACCGAGGTCGACGACGAGGCCCTCCCGACCAGCCGCGAGGACATCAAGCTGAACGAGGTCGGCCGCCTGGTCACGATCTCGCGGCGGCTGCTCGACGACGCGGCCGGCGTGGCCAACCTCGCGACCGTGTTCAATCGCCAGATCTCGATCGCGGTCGCGACCAAGATCGACAACGTCTGGCTCAACGGCGACAACGCCAAGGAAATCGACGGCCTGGTCGACCTGGTCGACGAGGACAACGAGGTCGAGGCCGGCACCGATTTCGACGGTGGCGACCTGGCCGAGCTGGTCGGCAAGATCGACACCCGGGCCTCGAACACGGCCTGGGTCGTGTCGGGTGCCGGCTGGACCCACATGCTGAAGTCGAGCGTGATCAGCCAGTCGACCCTGGTCGGCGATCGCGTCCTTCCGACGGTGATGGGTGCCCCGGTCTACCGGGTTCTCGGCCTGCCCGCCGGGACGCTGGCCCTCTACGGCGACTTCGCCATGGCGACCGCGGTGGTCCTGAAGCAGAACGGCCTCGAGGTCGCGGCTTCGGAACACGCGGCCTTCAAGTCGAACGGCATCGTCTACCGCGGCCTCCAGCGGTTCGGCCTGGCGAACCACGACCCGCAGTTCGTGGCCAAGCTGGTCGCCGCCGGCAGCTGAACGTAACACTCGCGCGATGCCCGGCGGGTGGCAGGGATGCCGCCCGCCGGGCCGTGGCGTTTCAGGAGGATCTCGTGGCCGCGCTCACCCCGATCCGCCTCCTGAAGACCTACCGTTCGGTTCCGCCGGGGCGGGTGATCCACGCGACCCCGGCCCTGGCCCGACGCCTGGTCGCCGCCGGCCTGGCCACCACGGACGTCGATGGGAATCCGGACAAGCCGCGGGCTGTGGTCGAGCGGGCCGTGTGCGGTGCGGCCGCTGAGTACCGGGGAGTGATCCAGTGACGCTGACGGCGAAGATCCTGCTCCAGATCCTGGCCACGGAGTCCAGCTCGTCGGACCTGTCGTCGACGACGCGGGTCACGAACGTCTCGCGGACGATCAACTTCGCCAACGGCAACGGGGCCAACCAGGCCGAGATCGTGTGGAGCGACTCGCGGACGATCGCCGCGAGCGGCCAGGACATTCTGGACCTGACCGGGCTCGCGGACGACCGCGGCAGCGTGGCGCTCACGGCCGTGAAGGCAATCTACGTCCGGAACACCGGGACGGTCGGGATTTACTGGCAAGCGCTCGCGTTTCCCGGGCAGTGGGGTTCGGGGCCACTTCAAGCGGAAGAGGAGTTCGGAATCAAGGTTCCTCCGGGGGGCGTGCTGCTGATCACCAACCCGAGCGCGCTGGGCTGGATGGTCGAAAGCGGCGACGAGCAGATCCTGTTCGACAACGATTCCTCGACCACCGCCGCCACCTACGACATCATCCTGATTGGGGAAGGGGGCATTGGCTCATGAGGCCCGACACCCTGAAGGTCCTGACGCCGCCGGAGTCCGAGCCGGTGACGCTCGAGGAGGCGAAGGCCCAGATCGGGCTGATGCCCGACCAGGACGAACACGACACGCTCCTGGCTGGCCAGATCGCCACCGCCCGCCGGCTGATCGAGGCCCGGCTGGGGATCGCGATCCTGGCCACCGAATACCGGGCCACCTGGAAGACCGCCCCGGCGGTCCTTCGGCTCCCGGCTCCGCCGCTGCTGACGGGCAGCGCCTACGGCCTGGTCGTGACCGCCGACGACGTCGAGCTGGACGAGGGCGACGACTACGAGGTCGAGTCCGACGCCGTCCCGGCCACGATCGAGCTGTCGAAGGGAACCGGGAAGCGGGTGGTCGTCACCTACTGGGCCGGGGTCGAGCCGGGCGATCAGATCGACCCGCTCCTCCGCTCCGCGATCCTGGCCTACGTCGACCACCAGTTCAACAATCGGGGCGTGATCGCGACCGATGGGTCCACGGAACTGCCCCAAGCATTCGACACCCTCCTGGCCGCGAGCAGCTGGAACGGGGGCTGGTGATGGCCGTCCCCTCCGGCATCCTGACCGAGGTCTTCGAGATCCAGGAACCCGTCTCGACGCGGAACGCCGCGGGCGAGAGCGTGACCACCTGGGAGGCCGTCCGCCAGGTCTATGGCTCCTACGAGGCCGTGAGTTATTCGGAGCAGGCCCGCCGCGGCCAGATCGGCGGCAACCTCCAGGCGACCGTCCGGATCCGCTACGTCTCCGGCGTGACCGGCCTGATGCGGCTCCGGTGGGTCTCCCGGGACGACCGGATCCTGATGATCGCCGGCGTGGTCGAGCGGGGCCGCCGCGAGGAGCTCGAGCTGACCGTCGAGGAGCAGGCGACGTGATCGACATCGGCCTGAGCCTGTTCAGCACGTCGAAACAAATCGAGTCCCTGATGGGCGCGTTTCGTGAGCTGCCGCGGCACATCGCCCGGAAGCATCTGAAGGCCGCCATGAACCGGACGGTCAAAAACGGGGTGCCTGTGCTGCGGAGCCTGACTCCGAAGGGCACCGCCAGAAACAAGCGGAACGCCGTGTCCCGCGGTGCCGGCGGTCGGTTCCTGAAGGGCAGCGGAAAAAAGTTCCGCCAGCGGGCCGGGGCACTGCGGCGGGCCGTTACGTCGAAGTCGAAGTTTGTCGGCCGCGCGAAAGACGGGTTCGTCGTCGGAGTCGTCGGATACCGCGGCGGCCTGGAAAGCCGGAAGGCGATCTGGCTGGAGTACGGGACGTCGCGAGGGATCAGCCCGAGAGACATTATCCCGAAGTTCCTCAACGCTTACGGAAAGCCGCAGGGTAAGACGCTGGTCCGCGAGATGAAGAAGGCCCTCCGGGCCGCCGCCCGCGAACTGGCCAGCGGCAAGAACCCCGGCAGGAGGTGACCATGGGTTCCCCCCACGTCTGGCTGAAGGCCGCGATCGAGGACGCCTCCGGCAGCGGCAGCGGTTACGAGGTCACGGCCTGGCCGGTGGAAATGACCGGGGCCGGCGACCCGCCCTACGTCATCTACAACCGCACGGCCACGATCCGGGAGCAGCTGCTGCCCGATGCCCTCGACGACCTCCCGGAGTTCGACGAGGTCCCGCCGGTGGCCACGTTCCAGGTGGCGGTTTTCGCCGACTCCTACGTCCAGGCCTGGGAGATCGCCGACGCGATCACGGCCGCGATCCACAGGTTCAAGGGTTCGGCCGACGGGGAGACAATCGAAAAATGCCTCGTGGTGGACGTCGCCGACGGCGACTCCGGATTCCTCGAGGGCCGCGAGCAACCGACTTTCACCGTCGAGCTGACCGTCGAAATCACCTACCAGGAGTGACCCATGCCAGGGGATACCTTCGTTACGTCTCACGGGACGACCTTCGAGTTCGACGGCGAGACCTACAAGTGCATGGACATCTCCTATGAGACGTCCGCCCCCAGCCGCGAGCGGCTCGACATGACGACGCTCGACGTCGCGCACGGCGAGGACGCCGTGATGGTGCTGGCCCCGATCGTGCCCAAGCGCGACCCGCGGAAGTTCACGATCGCCTACCGCTCCGTGGACAACACGGTGTCGATCGACGAGGGGACCGTGGGCGAACTGGACACGGCCGACGGCAGCGGAACCTATCGGGTGACCGCGGCCGGCCTGTCCCGCAAGACGAACGCTTATGTCGAAGGTTCGGCCACGTTCGAGGAAGTGATCGACGGCGAGGAACAGGCCGGGTCCTGATCGGAGGGACCGATGCCCGGCTTCTACTCTTCGCAGGGAACGTCCGTTCTGTTCAACGGAATCCCGATCGGCTTCCTGACCGGCTTCGACACCGAGTCGAAAGCCGGGGAGACCCACGAGGTCACCCACGTCGAGAGTCCGGTCTTCGGGACCGGGGCCAACGCCCGGGTCCTGAAGCAGTACGACGTGACCAGCATCGAGCCGCCGACGCTCACGTTCACCTTCTGGGGGCCGCCATCCTTCGAGGCGACCGATGCTGGACTCAAGGCCCAGATCGTGTTTGATAGCCCGGGAAACGTGATTTCGGGCGAGGCCATCCTGATGGCTTTCAACCACTCCGGCCGGTCGGGCCAGTGGTCGACCGGGACCGCCACGTTCCAACTCACCGGCGTTTTGGAGTAACGGATGCTGTCTTTCGATGAACTGCTGAATCTCGCGGCGCTGAAGGGCGGACCGCTCGAGCTCGAGGTGAAGTCGCTGGGCGGGCGGAAGGTGTTCGTCCGCAACCCGTCGAGCGGCGACGTGGATCAGTGGCGCATGTGGTGCAACAAACACCAAAGCGGCGACGCGCCGCTGTCGGCCCGGCTCGTTCAGCTGATGCTCTGCGACGAGCACGGCGAGCGGACGGTCCCCCAGACCGACGAGGCCCTCGAGGCCTTGGCGGCGAGCGAGCCGAAGGTGATCGACGAGATCGCCCGATTCTGCGTCCCGCTCATGCAAGACCCGACGGAGGAACAGGTCGAAGAGGAAAAAAAATACTGAGGGCGGACCCGTGGGAGCTGTTCACCTACCGGCTCGCCCTCGAGATGAACGAATGGGACGTGGAGGACTTTAAGCGGCGGATCACCCGCCGGCAGCTGCGGCGGTGGATGGCCTTCTACCTAATCGAGCCCTGGGGCCAGCCCTGGCTCGTGGCCGGTCGGATGACGAGCCTTATCCGGTCCGGTCTGGTGGGCAAGTTCGACAAGCACGACGAGGAGCGGTTCCTGATCACCTATCGCCAGGGCGACGAGTACCGGCCGAAGGTGGCCCTGACGGAAGACGAAATCAGCGGCCGGCTGGCGGCCCTGCCGGGCCTGAAGAAACGGAGTAAGCGGTGTCTCAAATCGGCAAGGTCTCGGCCGTCTTCACGGCCAACTCGAGCGGGCTCGTCACCGGCGTGAACCAGGCCGCGTCGTCGATGCGGCGGATGCAAGGCCAGGTGTCGTCGCTCGCGGGCAACATGCGGACGCTGGTCGCGATCCAGGGGGCCCAGTTTTTCGGCGGGATCATGTCGGCGGCCGGGGGTTACGTCCGGTCGCTCGTGTCGATGGGCAACGCCCAGGCCCAGGTGATCGACAGCCAGAGCAAGCTGGCGGCCCGACTCGGCATGACTTACGGCGAGTTTTCGGGGCTGGCCCTGGCGGGCGACCTGGCCGGCGTCGGAATGGACTCGATCGCCAACGCGGCGACGAAGGCCGACGTCGCCTTCGTGAAGGCCGTCAACGGGTCGGCCACGGCCCGCAAGTCGTTCGAGGGCCTGGGGCTGTCGCTCGAGGAGCTGGGCGGCATGTCGGCCGCGGAGCGGTTCCAGGCGATCTCCTCCGCGATCGCAGAACTGCCGACGGAGGCCCAGCGGTCGGCCGCGGCCGTTCAACTGTTCGGCCGGGCCGGGGCCCAGCTGCTGCCGCTGTTCGCCGGCGGGGCCGAGGGCATTCAGCAGGCGGCCGAGCAGGCCGAACGGCTGGGGCTGGCCCTGACCACGGCCCAGGGCCAGGACGTCGAGGCCATGAACGACGCCTTCACGCTGGCCGGCCAGGCGATGAACGGCGTCGTCCAGCAAGTGGTCGCCTACCTGGCCCCGGCCGTGAAGAACGTGGCCGACACGTTCACGAACCTTGTCGGCTCGATCGGAGGGGCGAACATCGGCCAGGCGATCGGCGACGGGATCCTCCAGGGGGCCAGGTTCCTGGCGGGGATCGGGGACTGGCTGATCACGAACCTGTCCGGGGTCTGGGAGTACGTCTCCCAGATCGGCGGCCAGTGGAACAACGTCGTCGGCTTCCTGGGCCGGGCCGGTGCCTTCCTGGCCGGCGTGTTCGACGCGGCACAGGTCGGGCTCCTCCTGGTCGTCCGCGGGTTCAGCGGGACCTTCGAGGGGCTCGCGACGATCGCCCAGCAGATCGGCCAGTTCCTGGGGTTCGACACGTCGTCGCTCGACGCGGTGGTCGCCGGGGCCCAGGCATTCAACGCCGAGATCGACCGGGGCATCACGGAGAACATCAACTCCGCCGCCAAGAATATGGAGTTCGCCATGACCGGCGACCCTGCCATGGCGGCCGCCGGGGCGGCCGTGGCCGGACCGCTCACGACGGCCCTCGACTCTGCGATCGCCCAGGCCCAGGCCTCCGCCAGCCAGATCGACGAGGCCGGGGCCGGGGTGGCCGCCCAGATGGCCGAGTCGGTGGCCGCGGCCGTCGAGCCCCAGGCGATCAAGGGCATCGACAGCCGGTCGAGCGAAGGGGTGGCGGAGATGTTCCGCCTGATGCGGGGCGGGGACAGTGTTCAGGAGCAGCAGCTGTCGGCGCTCGAGCAGATCGCAGCCAACACGTCTGGCGGCGAAGACGATCTCGCGGTGGAGTTTTAAGCCATGGCCTGGGTGAGCTACGAGCGGATCGTCGAAGGGACCAGCCTCTCCGGCAAGTACGGGGAATCCATGCGGGCCACCGAGCGGTGGCAGATCCGCACGGACAGCCCCCTGACCAGTAAGGCGGAGATCCTGGCCGGGGTGACGGCAACGATCGGCCTGACCTACGGGACGGACCATTTCGACCTCCCGGCCCTAAAGGCCCAGGAGTTCGAGCTGTCGCCGGCCGGCCGGGACGGGATGCGGTGGACGCTGACGGTCCAGTATTACGCACCCCCGGCGGGGAAGGAGGTCACGGAGAACGGGATCCCGGAGGACGTCTGGGAACGGTCCGGCGGAGCGACCACCGTCCCGGCGTTCACCGATCGCGATGGGGAATCGATCGTGAACGCCGCCGGAGACCCGATCGAGGGCCTCGAGAAGGAACGCCAGGAGCAGGGCTGGACCCTGACGCGGTGCTACGAGGACGACGCCGGCCTCGAGGCCGACGTGGCCGCCGCGGACGGACGGATCAACGACGCGGCCTGGGCCGACGGGGACGAGTTCACCTGGAAGTGTTACTTCAAGGGGGCGAAGCGGGTGACGACCTCGCGGCTGAACGGGGCCGACGACGCCGGGACGCTGGCCTACGTCGAGAGCCAGTGGGAGTTCCGCTACGACCCCGGGACGTGGAAGCTGATGCCGTGGGACGTGGGCTTTATGGAGCTGGACGGCAGCGGCGGCAAGCGGGCGATCACGACCGACGACGGGAAGCCGGTGAAGCAACCGGTCGGCCTCGACACGGACGGCACGGCCCTGGCCGCCGGCACGAAGCCGCTCGTCGCGAATGACGGCGACGGGTTCGACGTCTACGAGGAGGCCGACTTCGACTCGATCTTCGGCGAGCCCGCGATCCTCGCGGCCGGGAGCGCGTGATGGCGAAGGGGGTCAAGTTCGGCGAAGGGTCGGCCCGGCGGATCATCGCCGCGACCAGGGCCTACGAGCGCGGCAACCGCGACCAGCCGCCGGTGAAGTTTCGTCAGGTGAGCGACGACGGGACACCTATCAAGATTGGCAAGACGGTAGCGCCGTGGATCAAAGGTGAAACCCAAGAAGTCTCGCTAGTGTTCGAGGACTCCTGCGACGAAGAAGGATATGGCAGCGGCGGAGAATCGCTGCTGGCCCATAACCAGTCCTTCGATGTCAACGGCGGCCGAATAGTAAAGCTGGCCCTCGCCGAGAACGGTTGCTGGTATCTGGTCCAGGCCGAGAGCTGCGTCGGCGAGGGAGACGGGTCGAGCGGCTGTCACTGCCCTGGCATCGGCGGAGAAGACTTAACGCAACTTCCAGATTACGACCCTGGAGAAACACAGGTTTTAGGGCACGAAAATGGGTGCCTGAAATGGATCACTACTACCTCGTGTGAAGAGGGGTCGTCGTGACGCTCGTCACGCTCCAAGACGGCAAGATCGTCCTGCGTGACGGCAAGGTCGGCACGGAGCAGGCGTGTTGCTGCCAAGATTGTGCCGTTGGGTTTTTGTTCTGCAGCAATAGCAACATAACAGAAGAAAGCCGCGATGCTGACATTGCTGCTTTACAGCAAGAAATACAAAACGCCAATGTGCTTTCAGAAATAGAAAACGCTGGATATGCAAACGCGCGAGTAGAAATCAGTTTTGCTACCCTGGGTTTTGGGTTTACGCTTCGTGTTCTTGGCGATTGCTGCGGTGGAGTTGATGAGGAGGCAGAGCCGACCAGCATAATGTTAGAAGATTTCTTTGTGTCACTATTGTGCACGGGTCAAACAGTAGATATCTATCCCTGCAACCCGCTGCCATGATCCGCTGTCACCTGCACCACCTTGAAGCCCGCTGCCGCCAGCGCGGCTACACGCTGGAAGAGGTGCGGGCGTGCATCGTGAGCCAAGACGGCGAACAGATCACGGTGGACGACACGCACCCAGCGTATCCCGCCAAGCCGAAGCCGGGCGTGTCGCTCGTCACGAGGGCCGCCAACTTCGCACGGTCTGCGGCCCGCCACGTCGCCGCCGGGATGCCCCGTGCCACCGACGAGCAAGTGGCCCAGCGGTTCGCCATCTGCCAGACGTGCGAACACTTCGACGGCCGAGCGTGCCGCCAGTGCGGTTGCCCTGTCGTGCGTGAGCGGCAGTTCATCAGCAAGCTCTCGTGGGCGAACGAGTCCTGCCCAGTGGGCAAGTGGGGGCCGGTGTCCGATTGACTCGCCCGCGGTGCCGGGCAGACTGCGTTCCCACCCATAGGAGGCAAGGATGCCACCCAAAGGCACACCAGGCGGCGATCAGATCACGGAGATCGCCCGCCGGCTGGTTCGCGAGAACCCCGACCATGCCGCCCGGGGCCTGGCCCGGATGCTGGTCGCCGAGTCAAACGGGGCCCTGACGATTGACCAGGCGCGGAATCGGATCATGCGCCAGCTGGGGGTCCATGGGAATGAAGACCGGAAGACAGTCAAGGCCGCCGCCGCCCGCGAGCCCCGCCAGGCGGGAGTCAACTACACGCTCCCGCCGTCGATCGCCCGCCCGTGGACCCGCTACCGCCTCGAGGTGACGGGCCGCGTCGGAATCCTGTCGGACGTTCACGTTCCGTATCACTCCGAGATCGCGGTCCGCGCCGCCGTCGGCCACCTGGCCGAGATCGGGATCGAGGCCCTGGTCCTGAACGGCGACCTGGCGGACTTCTATTCGATCTCCCGCTACACGAAGGACCCGCGGCAACGCGACTTCTCCGGCGAGCTGGAGGCCGTCCGCGACTTCGTCGGCTGGATCCGCGAGACGTTCCCGAAGATCCCGATCGTCTACAAGGCCGGGAACCACGAGGAACGCTGGCAGCATTACATCTGGCAGCATGCGCCGGAGCTGTCGAAGGAGCGGCGGATGTCGCTCCAGGCCTGGCTGAACCTCGACGACCACGGGATCGACCTGGTCGAGGATCAGCGGCCGATCATGGCGGGCCGGCTCCCGATCCTCCACGGCCACGAGCTGCCGAAGGGGATGGCCTCGCCGGTGAACCCGGCCCGCGGGGCCTATATGCGGATGAAGCACACCGGCCTGGTGGGACACCACCACCGCACGAGCGGCCACGCGGAGGCCGACTTCGACCACCGCGAGACGTTTAACTGGTCGACGGGGTGCCTGTGCGATCTGACGCCGGAATTCGCGCGGATCAACTCCTGGAACTGGGGCTTCGCGGTGGCGACGATCCACTCCGACGGCGAGTTCGACGTCGCGAATCTCCGGATCACGGCCGACGGCAAGGTGAGGAGTTCGTGAGCCCCGAGGACCTCGAGCAGGCCGAGCAGCTCGTCCGCCGGATCGGGCCGGCGAACTGCTGGACTGGCACCGGGGGGACGTTAGCCTCCTACGCTCTAGCGATGATCCGGGAACTGAAGGAGCAGGGCATGAAGGAGCAGGCCGGCGACGTGGTGAAGTTCCAGACCGGGGCCGTCCGGTCGAGTGACGCGGAGGCCACCCGTTACGACCTCGTGTCGCCGATCGGCCTCGAGGCCGTCGCCAGGACGTGTGCGGAGGGGGCCGCCAAATACTCCGACTTCAACTGGGAGCGGGGGATGCCGGTCCACGATCTCCTGAACCACGCGATCCGGCACATCTACCAGTACCTCGCCGGCGATCGGTCGGAGGACCATCTGCCCCACGCCGCCTGGGGCCTGCTGGCCGCGATCCATTCGGAGGCCCTCTGGCCCCACCTGAACGCGGACACGCTCCGCGGGCCCGGCTGCACGCCTCCGGGGGCCGGGCCATGTTCGACCGCGTCGTCGTGATCTCGCTGGCCCGCCGGCCGGACCGGCTGGCAGGGTTCTACGAGCGGCTCGACGGCCGGCTCGCCGCGTTGCCCTACCCCGCCATCGACGGCCAGGAGGACCGGCCGCCGCTATGGTGGGCGACCACGCCCGGGGCCTGGGGCTGCTACCAGTCCCACCGGGCCGTGATCGACTACGCGCTGGCGATCGACATCGAGTCGATCCTGATCTTCGAGGACGACGCCACGTTCGTCCCCGACTTCGCCGAACGGCTCGCGGGCCTCGAGGTCCCGGCCGATTGCCAAATGCTCTACCTGGGCGGCCAGCACCTGGCCCGGGCCGAGCCGGGGCCGCCCGGCATCGTCCGCGGGCGGAACGTCAACCGGACCCACGCCTACGCGATCTTCGGCCGCCCGGCCCTCGAGCTGCTCCGCGACCACCTGCGGCCCGACCCGGCCCTGTGGACCGCCCGGCACCACATCGACCACCACTTCGGGATCCTGCACTGGAAGAGGCGGATCGCGGTCTACGCGGTGGCTCCGTGGCTCTGCGGCCAGGCCGACGGGGTCAGCGACGTCTCCGGTCGGAAGGTCCGCGCGAGGAGCTGGTAATGACGACATCGTGGGATTTCTTCGACACGCTGATGGGTCGGGCCGCCGGCCACGAACCCTGGCGGGTGTTCGAGGCCGTCGGCGGGGCGGCCTACGTCCGGATCCGCCAGGAGGCCGAGCGGCGGAGCGATAAGACCTGGGCCGGGATCTTCGACCAGGTCCGCGAGATCACCGGCTGGACGGCCGCCCGCGTCGAGCAGCTGAAGCGCGACGAGTGGGCCGCGGAGGTGGCCGGGGCCTTCCCGATCGCGGAGAACGTCGCGCGGGTCAGGCCCGGCGACCGGATCGTGTCGGACACCTACTTTTCCACGCTCCAGGTCCGCGAGCTGGCCGACCGGATCGGGATCCCGAAGACGGTCGGGATCGTGACCTCGTGGGATGCCAAATGGTCGGGCCGGTGGTGGCGGTCGGAGGAGGCCCGCCAGGCCGACCTCCACGTCGGAGACAACCAGCGGAGCGACTGGGAGCAACCCCGGGCCGCCGGGCTCCGGGCCGAGCGATTCGCCGCCGGCAAGCCGACGAGCCAGGAGACCGCCTGGGAGCGGGACGGATTCTGGGAGGTGGCCGGGGCCGCCAGGGCCGCCCGGCTGATGAATCCGCACCCCCACGGCTCCGACGAGCATCGGTGGTGGGACGGGGCCGCCGCGGCGAACGTCCCCTTCCTGCTGCTGGCCGCCGCTCTGGTCCACGACTACGCGTTCACGGCCCGGCCGGCCCGCCTGGCCTTCGTCTCGCGCGACTCGATCCTCCTCTCGAAGGTCTACCACGCGCTCTACCGCGAGCCGGTGACGATCTTCGACGCCAGCCGGCAGACCCTCCGGAACCCGTCGGCGGATTTCTTGACATACGTCAAGCGGCTGGCCCCGGGGACGCTGTTCGTCGATCTCCACGGCACGGGGAAGACGGTCCAAGAGTTCACGAAGAAGACGGGGATCGACCTGGCCTACGTCTTCGTGTGCGGCCAGCGGCGACTCGCGGCCCACGCCCCGGCCCTGGCCACGCTCCGCGGCATCGGGACCGGGACGGCGGTCGAGGTGATGAACTACGACGACCAGGGCCGGGTGATCGACGTCGATCGCGAAGGCCGCCCGATCCGGGCCCCGCTCGAGTACGACCCCGCGCCGGTCCGGGTCCACCGGACGGCCTCGATCGACGGGGCCCGGCTCTGCTGCCGCCCGCCGCGGGGCGTGACCGCGGACCATGTGATCAGGGCCGCGGAGGCCGTCGCCAAGGCCGTCCCCCGCGAGCTGCTCCGCCAGCATCAGGTGGAGCACCGGGGGTGATCAGGCCGCGCCGGCCGCCCCCGGCGGCGGCTCGATGTCGCCCGACCAGATCCGCGGCAGCAGCTGCCACGGGGCCGGCTGGCCGGCTTGGGTGATCCTGGGGTCGAGGTATCTCCTCGTGACCTTTTCGCTGGAGTGCTGGAGGGCTTCCCGAGCCGAGCCGCCGGCGGCGGTCAGGTGGCTGGCGAAACTGCGTCTGAGCGCGTGGAACTGGACCTCCGGCCCGTCCCCGAGCCCGGCCCGACGGGTGATCACCTTCCACCGCTCGCGGAGGGCGGTGTCGCTCGCCGGCCAGAAGAACAGCGCCGGCTGATCGTGCCGGGACACCTGGTCGACGAGGTCGGCGACGTGGTCTGGCAGCTGGTAGGCCGCCGGCTTCCGGCTCCCCTTCCTGGCCGTCGCCGGCACGGCCAGCCAGGGCCGCGACCAGCCCGACCGCTCGACCCGGAGGACGGCCGTGATCCGCTCGCCGGAATAGAACAGGACGCCGAGCAGTGCCTGGAACCAGACCGGGGCCGGGATCGGACCGACCCAGCCCCGCACCACGCCACAGGAGGCCCACAGGCGGGCCAGCTCGTCGGCCGTGAACGCCCGGGGGGTCTTCTCCGGGATCAGTTCGGGGGCCACCAGCGGCCGCAGGCGAACCAAAGCGCGGGCCTGGGCGAGGTTCCACAGGGCCAGCAGGCCGGACCGCTCGCGGGCGACGGAGTTCGGCGACAGCTTCGCGGCCCTCGCCGCCAGGAACCGGCTCACGACCAGGTCGTCGAAGTCGTCGAGCGTGGCGGGCCGCTCGAGGTGGAGGCTGAACTGGCGGATCGCGTGACGGAGCAGGCGGACCGATTCGGGCGACCGGCCGCGGAGTTTGAGCGGGACATAGACGGTATCGAGAAACGTATCGAGCGACATCATGGCGACCTCTTACGGATGGATAGGTCGCGTCCATGCGGGGGGCCACCGGAAAATCCGTGCGGCCAGCACCCTTGGTCCATTCGGATGCCGCTGGCGCAGGTCGTGCGGGTTGTGACCCCCGAAGGGGTGGCGATCCTGTCCCCGCCATTGGCGAACCTTCGGATCCCGTCCGGGGATCCGAAGGTTCGCCCGATCCCGCCAGCAGGGAACGCTACGCGCCGCCGGACCCCCAGGGCAAGTCGCCCCGTATTGATTCAGGGAGGAGGGGCCCTACGATGCCGCCCATGCCGAAAATCATCGACGCCGTCACCGGCCGGGAACTGGTCAGCGCGGAGAAGGCCGCGGCCATCTACGGCTGCTCAATGACCCACCTGGCCAGGCTGGGCCGGGACGGCCAGCTACGGCGGTGGGTGGAATCCCCCCGTCGGATCTACTACGATTTGGGCGACGTGAAGCGGCTGGCCAAGGAAAACGCCGCGGTGGTGAAAGAACGCGGCGGCCGGCCACGGAAGGGAACCGACGCTGCCTGACCAGAACTGTCAGGAGGCTCCCATGGCCGTGTGGATTCTCTGGGCTGGCCGTGTGGCCGCCGCGCTGGTCCTGGTGTTGGTGTCGCTCGCCTTCCTCCTCGTGGGCCTGATGACGCCCGACGGGAAGGTGATGGGATTCGGGGTGGCTGCAGTCACCGCGCTAGCCGCCTGGGCATCGTGGCCACGGACGCCCAACGCCTGGCGGCGCGATCCGCCGACCGAGCGCCAGCTCGAGTACGCGGCGGACCTGGGGATCGCCGTCCCAGCCGGCGCGACAAAGGGCCAGGTCTCCGATCTGATCTCCGCCGTCACCGGACGCTAGCACCGGCTTTCTCCGCGGATTTGCAGTGTTTTCCGATTTTATGATTCCGGGCTTGACCAATGTTCGATAGGTGACATAGGTTTGCCGGACGTCATGGATGACGTGACGGTCGAAGCCAGTCACGCAGGGAAGCACCAATGAACGCGACCGTGTGGATCGAGCTGCTGATCGTGGTTCTGAAGATTCTCTCGGCCGGCCTTGCCGGCTGATCAATGTTCGACAGGAGACATCGGCATGGATGCCAGCGAACGGATGCCAGGTGATGCGGAGGCCGCCGCGGCGGTGGCCGGGATGGCCGAGACCTACGGCCACGCGATCAGGGTGGGGGAGGAGCACTGGTTCCAGC